AAAAACCGACGTGACCTATGGCTGACCGCTCTCCACGAACTCGGAGAGCAGCTTTCAGTCAGCACCACGGCTCAGGATGAGAAGTATGTCCTGAACCGTGTGAAGCGAGAGGGTGACTCATTCTTTACTGTCACCCTTCCCACATTCGCCAAGGAGCTTGAGAAGGCTCTCTCTGACGAATGCATCCTGCCTGGAGCCTTTCAGGGCTTCAAGCGACGTCCTTCCGAGCTCCGTATTTATGCGGAGAGCGGTCGGTTGATCGATGTCCGCAAAGGACACAGGATGGGAGTCCCCGAGTTCCTCGGTGGATTCCTGGATCTCGTCTTCACTCCCGGCATCGCCAGGAGCTTCCTTCACTCTACCATTGTGAGGGACGAGCGTGGTATTCCCGTTGTTAATGACAATGGGGATGACACTTACGTCCACACTCTGGTCGAGGAATGTGGCGACGAACTGCGTTACCTGGCCGATTGGAACGAGGAAGGTGTTAATCACACCCTCAAGTACATCTGGCCAGAACTCCGGACGAGTGGATACTCGGACGGTGACGTAGTCAGCTATTCGGATCTATGGGTGGCCGAGGCCATCCGCGCGATCCGACAGCTGTGCCTCATGTTTTCCAAGGAGAAGCTGCTTTGCAGCGACACCAAGGTTGCAGAGGCTGTCTCACAGTTCCTGGAGACTGACGGAGAGCTCGAACTCNCCTTTGTAGATGAGCGTTCAGATATCCTCTTTGGAGGACGTCTGGACGCTACCCGCAGAGTTTGTAACCTGCTGTACGCCCACACTTTGAGTCACGAGGTAACACCTCGCATACTCGAGGGTGCGCTTATAGCGGGTCACGGTCCGGGAGCTACCGCTGATGGCCTTATGGGCAATCAGAAGTGGCGCTTCCGTTCATGGCCCTCCTGGTTCGAATACCTCTTCCCTTTTGGGGAGTATGGTATTCTGAATTGGAGGCATCATGAAGAATATGACCGTGTCGAGCATCTCTCCCGTTCGGAATGGCCGCCAGCAAAACTGGTAGCTGTACCGAAGACGCAGCAGAAACCGCGGCTGATTTCAGAGGAACCTGTTGTTATGCAATACATACAACAGGCTATCCTCGTACCACTTCGTGATGCGCTCGGGGTAGATCCCCTGACACGCCACTTTGTTGGTATTCTCGACCAGGACCCTAACCGGGAAATGGCAAAGAGAGGAGCCACGGACGGTTCTTTAGCAACACTAGATCTTAGTGAAGCTTCGGACCGTGTTGCGAACTGGCTAGTGGAGGATCTATTCTCAGATCATCCAACATTTCTGGAGGCTATCCAAACCTGCAGGAGTGACCGTGTTCGCCTGCCTTCTGGATTCGTTACTTACATCCAGAAGTTTGCGTCGATGGGCTCTGCGCTGACATTCCCTATCGAGGCAATGGTCTTTACGGCCATTGTCTTGGAAAGGGCTCTGTCATTCAGAGGTCTATCGCCAACTCGTAGGAACCTTCACAAGTTCCTATGGGAGGTGCGTGTCTACGGAGACGATATTATCGTTCCCGCAGACATGGCTGAGTACGTGATTGACGGACTTGAAGTCTTCGGACTTAAAGTCAATCGACACAAGAGCTTCTGGAAGGGTTACTTCCGTGAGTCTTGTGGGAAGGAGTTCTGGAAGGGCCACGACGTTTCCATAGTCAAGGTCCGGAAGGAATTTCCAACCTCACGTGCTGATGCAGATGAACTCGTCTCCTATGTTGAAACACGGAATCAGCTATTTGAAGCTGGTCTCGTAGTAACAGCACAGGCAATGGACGACTATGTTAGGCCCCTTCTCAAAGGGCTCTATCCGGTCGTATCCAAAGAGAGTTCACTCATCGGTATCATTGACCCATCTCTTCCACTAACCGTGGATGGAATGGACAAAGATACCCAGCAACCCGTAACCCGGGGCTGGACCTATGTTCCAAAGATTCCTCACAATGGGATCGATGGTCATGGGGCGATGATGAAGTGCCTTGCAAGGTCTGACAACCAGGAATCCGTTTCTTTCGGTATTCCTCTAGTCACGACCGATGCTGAGCACCTCGTGCGCAGCGGGCGTCCACGGTTCGCCAAGCTGAAAACCGTGATGGCTCCAACTTTT